CAATCAGGTGCTGTCCCGTATTTATAGCACGGGAACCTACCGCGACCTCACCGTGCAGTATAGCCTGCCGGTGGTCAATTCGCACGTCACCCTGCCTGACGATGCTGACGCTATCTTGCACACGCTGGTCAACGGGTCCCCGGTTCCGGCTCGTGCTCTCTGGCACGACTTCAAATCGGTTGGCAGCTCCTACGATACGGGGGACCTCTCTTGGGGTCTGATCGACGCGGGATATTGGCCCACCCTGCGACAACTCCCGGAGGCTGGGGTCTCCTCCCTATACGTCACACCCGCCGCTTCGGATCACCGATACGAGCCATGGAACCCCGGCACTGATGGCAGCTCCATCACCGTTGTTGCGTCAAACGGGGAGAAGGTTTTCCACTCTAGCTCGGCGGGACTTCCCGCCAACATCTTCCAGTTCTTTGATTCCGACGAGGAGCCGGTCGCTGTGACCACCATCCATTCGATCCAGTTCAACGGCTTGACCGCCGCGTTCGACATCCGGACCACAGAGGAGGATGCCGACACCACGATTGCCACGGTTGGACCAAATGGAGGTGCTACTCGCTACCGACGCTTCCGCCTGAACCGTTCGACCGACGGGGAGACCACGGTGCATGTCCTTTGCAAGCGTGCGTTCCGCCCTTTGGAGGATGACGACGACATCTGCTACGTCTCGAACATCGGGGCGCTCAAACATGGTCTGCTCGGGCGGATGGCGGAAGACAACGCCGACCTTGAGCGAGCCGAGTATCACTGGCAGCGATGCACCAAGTTGCTCGACGAAGAAGCCGCCTCCGCTGCTGGCTCTGCCTTGCCGCGCCTGTCCATCGACCCATTCGGGACTGGCGGCCGCAGCATCATGCCCAACATGTATTGAGTCCTCCCTTGCTGTGATTGAGATCAAAGTAGATGCCAACACACGGAAACGCATTCACGAGGAGGCGGGTAGAATCGGACGCCTTGAGGGGTCTCTGACCAAGGGGGTCGGGAACCTCGCGGGTGCTGCCGGTGAGACGCTGGCCCACATGCTGCTCGGAGGCGAGCGGGTCGGTCATCGGCGCTTCAGCCATGACATCGAGCTGGAGAACGGTCTCACCGTTGACGTCAAAACTGGAACCGGAACCGTGCGCCCGAAACCCCACTTCGTTGCGCGAGTCTACGCGGCGGAGGACCAGCGGGAGAAGCTCGCCACCAAGTGCGACGTCTACTACTTCATGAGGCTGCACGTCAACCGGACCACGATGTGGGCGCTCGGTTGGCTGTTCGCTGATGAGTTTGCACAAAAAGCAACCTTCCACCCCATGGGCTCTGTGAACCCATTGGATGGAAGGCTTTGTCGGGCGGATGAGTTCGTAGTCCCGATTTCGGAACTACGAGACCCGCGTGAGCCGATTACTCGTTGACGTCGGACTGGTCGATGTCGAAGTCGGGGGAGAGGTCGATCTCCCAGATCTTACCGCCACCGCGACCGAAGCTCCGCACGGGGCGGATGTGCTTGTTGTGCTGGCACACCTCCTCGATGACCGTCATCCCGCGTCGGATGAATTCGAGGTTGACACTGTTGCCGACGGAGCGACCACCGTTGCTGTCGTGGAGGACAACTTGGAACTCGGTCAGAGTGCCGCGCCACTTGGTCAGGCCGGAATGCTCGCGAACCTTCTTGCTGAAGAACTCGATCATCTCGGCAATCGCGCTGCGGCTGGAGTTGTCGTAGGCGGCGGCTTCCACGAAGGAGTCGATGTAGGTGGCGACACCGAACCGGCTGGAGTCCGCAACATGGGCGGGCGGTTTCCAGTCGACGAGCCACTTCAGGAAGAAGGGCAGTTCCTTGCGGACCCGCGCTTCGTTCTGCTCGTTGGTCCCGAACTTCATGCGGAACTTCCCGTTGACCCGAAGGGCGATCACCTTGTCGCGGTTGCTGCTGTCAAGGGTCGGCAGGGCGGCGAGTGAGTTGGCGTCGATGTTCAGGGACATCATGACTCGACCGGCCCAAGGGAGCGGGATGGTGTCCGCATACTTGGCTTGGTATTCGAGCCGTGGGTTGGCCACGCATCGCTTGGTGAGCTCGACGAATTTCCGCTGGTCCGAGTAGGTGGCCGCTGCCGTGGAGTCGTCGATGACCCACGCGGCCGCGCCGCATAGGTCGCGGTTGAAGTTCGTCTTACCCGAGAGGTAATCACTTGCGTCTGCCAAGCCGCCAAGGGCTCCCGCCACAATTTGGTTTGTCAAGAAGGACTTACCGTGCCCTGTCGGTCCCAGCAGGATCAGCAGCTGTCCCTGATCCAGACGAGAGTTGATCGCAGCGAGGTAGATCCGCTGGAACCAAGCGAGGAAGTAGGGGAGCGTCGGGTTGCCTTCGTCATCCTCCGCGAAGAACGGGGAGATGAAAGAGTTCAGCCACGGCCAGTTCGTAATGTCCCCATTCTCAGCAGGTTGGACGGGGATCGCCTTGCAGTTGTTGAGGATCTTCTTGCCGTTGAAGTCGACCACTCGGTCCTTCGAGAAGACCACGGGAGCGACTTCGTCCACGCGGCAATCGTTGCTGATGTAGAGCAAGGCCTGCTCCACTTCGGAGAGCGCCTGTCCCTTTTTCGGCTTCGGGCTGAACCCCATTCGTCGCAGCTCCAAGACGAGCTGCTCCTTCGGGATCGCCATCGGCCCGCCGTTGAGGAGTTTGTAGTGGCTCTTGCCACTGAACCAGTATTGGCCGATCAGCGAACCGAGCTTCTTCTCCTCATACTGCTCGACGAATTTCTTGCCGAGAATCTCACGCCAAGAGACGAACCCCTTACCGGCACGATCCGAGTAGCAGACCATCCCGTCTTCCCGAATCTGGCACCCTTCACGATCAATGCCATCGTCGATCCAGAACAGGGGACCACGAGCCCCGACAGTGAACTCCCCGTTCCAGCGATTCGGGAACCGCTTGAGGACTTCGGCTGCGACGTCGTCAATGGGGATGTTCGTGTCCTCCGACCGGATAACCACGTCACTTGAAGCCTTGAGCAGGATCGGATGCGTCGCGGTTTCCGGAAGCGGGTCTCCCATTCGGACCCACTCGGTCCCGAGTTCGAAGTGCTGGCTCGGCTTGAGGCTGGTGCGGTCAAACCCGCCAAGGAGTCGGGATGCTTGGAGCATGTCCGACAGACGCTTGAGGAATGGCTCGGCCAGCTGCGGGGAGAGCGGGAGTGGTTCTTCGAATTCCCAGATCAGTCGGGCGTACCCCGACTGGGTTCGGGTGCGCCAAGTTGGCAGCGGGGCTCCATTGCCGCGATCCTTCACCAGCTGGTCAACGCGATCCCATTCGACCGGCGCATCGTAGTCGGCGATGAACCCGTGGATTTTGTTGACGGGGTTCTCCTCCGCGATGCGGGCCGAAGGGTTGTCCCCCTCGGCGAGGGTGTAGAACACGTGGTCCGTCGAAGCGTCGGCACACCACGCTCGGTAGGCGGGCTTGTTGGGGAATGTGGGGACGGGGTTGACTGCCACGGGCGGTCCGTCGGTGACGGTTACGGCCGTAGCGCGGAGGTTCTTGATGCTGCGGTATTTCATTTTGCGTAGAATTTCACTTGGAGTAGCAGTCGAGCACGTGGCCTTCAGCTGCGAGCGGGATGTCGGGAATCCAAGCAGGAGGAGTAGACATGATCTTGATCACTTCGGCGAGCACGTTTTCTGCTTTGTCGGCATCGCATTCAATCACCACTTCGTCATGCACGTGCAGGATGATCTCGTAGCCAGCCTTGTCGATGCGCAGGAGCATCTCCGAGAAGATGTCTCGGGCCAGCCCCTGTGCGCAGTTCTCCGCCAGTAGCCCGTGCCACAGCCGGAAGTCGCGAAGCTGACCGTTGCGGACCATCTTGCCGACGTGCGCGAAGCGCATCTTTCCGGTGCTCGACACGGTCTTCATCTTGCGGGGGGTGCCATAATCCATCGACCGACCCGAAGGCAAGTCAATCTGAAGCTTCTCCCCGAGGGACGACGACATGATCATGTCCTCCTTGAGCTCACCCCAGAACTTGACGATGGGGCGCACCCGGCTCTGGTAGAGGTTCACGGCATCCGTGGCTTCGTCCAAGGGCATGCCGCTGTAGGCGGCAAACCCATCAGGGCCGAGACCGAACTGGCAGCCGAGAGCCATCGCCTTGACCTTCTGCCGGAGCGGCTTGTTGTCTCTGAGCTGGCCATTCGCCGGATCGTGCATCCCGAGAATGATGGCGATCACCTCGTAGATGTCGGGGGATTCCCGGATCATGTCCAGACCCTTTTGGTCTTTGGCCCACCAGAAGAGGGTGCGCACTTCGATCTGGGCAAGGTCAACCACGACGAGCTTGCGCCCTTCACGCGGGCGGACCATGTGCCGGAAGTTGACGCCGAAGGTTTCCTCGCGGGGGAGGTTCTGCAGGTTGAGGTTCCCGCCGGAGCCGGAAAAGCGGGCGGTCGGGTTGGCTCCGCAATACATCAGGCCGCCGTAGTAGCGACCGTCAGGCATCGTGCCAGCGTCGAAGGCTTCGAGCTTACGCATGAAGGAGTTGATGCGCCGGTAGTTCTGCACGGCACGAGCCCAAGGGCAGGCTTGCTGGTGCTCGGCAAACCACTTGTCCGCCTCCTCGCTGTCTTGGGCGAGTGACGACGGCGGGGTGATTCCCTGCTGGCGGCATTGCTGGTTGAAGGCTTTGCGGGACAAGGGCGTGTAGTCCTTCGTCCACGGGATCGCCTGCTCCGCGTTGAACAATTCCGTTTTGATATGCTCCAGATTACGCTTCAGCAGATCAGTGTCCATCGGCAGGCCGCGCTGGCCCACTCGGCGGTTCATCGCGCTGATCTGGCGCTCCCGCTCGGGCCATTTCTCGCCGAGGGATTGCCAGAGCTGAAGGCAGAGCTCGGAGTCCTTGATCGCGTAGTTGATCACCTCCTCACGGAACTCCGGGGTCATAGACTCCCACCGCTTACCCTTCATGTTGTCGCGGACGTTCTTGTCGACGGTGAGACCAAACATGGAAGCGGCCGCACCCTTGAGGGATCGGGGCAGTCCGAGGAACGCAGCCATGTCGGCAGTGCAGTGCCACTCGGCGGGTTGGCATGCAGGATACCACCCCTGCTCCACACCGTAGAGGTAGAGGGATTCGTCGAAAGAAGCATTGTGGGAAAGGACGACGGCACCATTGAAGAGGGTCCAGTCAAAGTCTCGCGGGTGTCCGGCGAAGGTTGAGCCGTCATCCCCGACGACGGTCACCAAGTAGGCGTCGAAGTTCGGGTGCGAGAAGTAGCCCCGAGGCCCGAGGACCTTGATGGAGCATTCGTTGTCATAATTCGACTCAAAGTCTACTGCGTATGTAATTCTCATAATTCTGTTTTTTAGCGGAAGGCAAGAAGAAGCCCCGCACCCCCTATGTAGAGGGAGCGCGGGGCTCAGGGTTCATCAGTTGGCAATCGGGGTCGGGAACGAGACCACCTTGTCACCAAGATCCAGCTCAAGTTGAACTGGCTCCTCTTGGAGTCGGGCAATCTCCTTCTCGACCGCACCAAGCAGGACGCTCAGGTTGGCCCGCTGCACTTGTGCTTGCAGCAGGTTGTGGTCGATTTTGACGATGGCCGCGCGCATGTCTTCGGCTTCCTTGGTCAGCACGTCGATTGGGTTCATCGGGCACCTCCTGTCAGGCTGTTGACGAATTCCATCACCGCTTCCGGAGTAGCTTCCGGAGAGACGGAGAGGGTCGGGACATACCAAGTGTATTTGCCCTTGGACATCAGCTCAGTCCCGAAGAACCACTGGCGAGCGGCCACGGAACTGTTGGGGTTGAAGGTCTGGAAGGTGAACAGGCGCTTGTAGGTCAAGCGGTATGCGTCCTTCTGGACCGTGATGCGGCCGAGCTGGTAGTTCTTGTCACCAATCGGGTAGGGGAACAGCGACTCGTCGGCACCCTCAAACTGAGGGATCAGGATGATGATCTCGGCGAACTCGGTCACCTCGTAGCTGCTTTCCGCAGCAATGCGGTCAGCGTCGGCTTGGGTGAGCGCGATCTTCGGGATCACATCGTCGTCGTAGGGGACGTCTTCCTTCCACTTCTTGACGGCGCTGATCACCACGACGTGGGTCTTCTGCTCGGCTTGCAGCAGGACTTCTTCCTTGTCGATGGTCACCGAGCCGATGGGGCCTTCGATGGTGCTCATCTTCTGCACGACGTTGAGGCGTGGGATCTCGATGTCGTCAGCGACGAACGCCATGCCGGTGCTCGGGCGAGCGGCGACGGCGGTGTTCTGCGGGGCTTCGGTTGCGGGGGCCGCAACCACTTCAACTGCTTCCGTTTTGGAGCTCATGGTTCTTGTTTCTGCTTTGTGGTGGGTTGCCGTAAGGCTAGGACACCCACCGGTGCCCTTCTCCTCATTTGGAGGAAAGCGTGTGTCGGACTGGTCCGACTTCAACCACACCCCGATCAAGGGCGTCTTCTTCGAAGGATCGGATCGCCGATGTCTTCCGCCCACGGGCGGCTTTGCTTCCGATGGCTTCTGCGAGTTGGTTCATGGTGAGGTTGGCGGCTGCGATGATCTCGTCTTTCGTCAGTCCGTGCTGGATTCCTAGTTCAGCGAGCCCGGCACTGTCAACGGTTTTTTTCAAAGAACCGAGAGAACGAAGTTTGAGGTCATCGAATTCGACACCGTCTTCGGCCATGAGAACCGCCTTGCGCTTGATCCCGCTGGCCCATTCTTCAAGGATCTTGGCGACCGTGTAGAGTTTTCCGATCACCTGCGGGTCGCTGATGTTCGTGCTGTCAATGGGGCCATCAGGGATGCCGAGCGGGTTGTATTTGCGAGCGACAGCCACTGCCACAGCACCGAGCGCTGGGCAGATGTCCTCATGGCGGCAGAAGCGGCAGTTCGTCGAGGGCCCGAGTTCTTCGAGCTCAGGGGTGTTACCGTTGTCCCACTTGGGGCGGATCTTCTCAGCCACGCTGACGACGTCGGCGATCTCCTTCACTAAGCGTGGGAGTTCATCCCGAGTGAAGAAGTCTGCAAGGACCTCACCACGTTGGGGAATGAGGAACACGAAGTGGATGCGCTCCAAGAATGGGAACATCTGGAACATGCCGACGACGTAGGCCTTCGCCTGCCAGTTGTCGCGCACCTCGTCGATCTTGCTCACGCCGCTCTTGTAGTCGACCTGCAGGCCAATCGCCCCTTTGTAGGAGACGATGTCAGAGGTGCCGAACGTCGGGGTCTGCACGGGGATGTCCAGCACGAGGCGGTGCTCCCGAAGGATGGTCACGCCTTCAGTGCCGCCGAACAGCTGGTCGAAGACTTCAAGCTCATCCTTGAGCATGGTCTCGTAGATCTGCTGCTCTTGCTCTGTCTGCAGGGCGCTCGGGTCACGGACTTCAAGCGCTTCGTGAATCCGCGTGCCCATCTCGGCCGCCGGGTTCGTGCCATCGCGCCCATGGTATCCGGGGCACTTGGCGTAATACTTGAGGCTCGACGGACCGAACACGGCATGCGCGCGGTCGGAGTGGTCGGGTAGGTTGGTTTCTTGGCTCATGGTTGGGATTGGTTGCGTTTAGCTGCCTCTTCGTGGGCGAGCTCTAAGATTTTGTCGAATACGGGGCTCAGAGTGTGTCCGTAATCTGCGGCCTCTGCGATGAGCACCTTACTCTCGCTGAACCACCCACAGGAGATCCTACCGTGCAGATTTTTTTTCTGCACAATCGAGATTTCGGTTCCCAGCGCCTGAGCTATCCACTCATCCGTGCGTTCAGGCAAAACCCGCTCAGGTGGGTGACTTAGGCCACCGCAGTAATCGCATCTGCCTAGGTGTGTTTCACCCTCATAGAACCACCGCTGCAGCTTCATGCAATGGGGGCAGTGCTTGTAATCTACACGGAGGTGTCCAGCGAACAGTTCTTGGCTCATGGTCTAGTGTCGTAGCCCGCAGCGCGGGCAGATTCCTGTTCCAGTTCTGGTGTAGTTCAGGCGGGTGCGGCAACGGAAGCAGAATCCGATAAGCTTGCAAGCTTTCTTTGCCCAATAGCGGATTCGGTGTCGGATCATTCTTCGTCTGGGTTGATTCCGTCGTTCCAGAAGATGCTCGGTTTGACGCAGCGTGCCGCGCCGAGGCATTTGACGATCTCGAAGGATTCTCCTTGGTGTTGGCCTGCTAGCCGGAGCGCTTCGGCCTTAGCCGTCTCCAGAGAGATGAATTTGGGCTCAACGCGGGTGGTGCCCCCATTAAGTCGCAATACGCGGTAGTGACATGGGCTGCCACGTAGCGCACTAGCGGTGTCGGAGTCCTCTGCAGGGAGGGCTGGTTTGTCTCCGCCATGCTCCAACCAGCTGTCGAGAGCCTCCCAGAAATCATGTCCCTCTGGAGTCTCGCTCCAATCAAAGGCGTATGCGAGGGCGTTCCATGCGCTGCTGACTTCCTTCTTACTTTTGAAAGATTCAGATCGACTTTGGAAATTGGCCAAAGCGCGTTCGCGGTAACCGGCTGGGAGAGCCGTGAGGTAGAATTCGATGGATGGCATAATTGATTTAGTTTCGGGGTTCAGGTGGTTGGGTAACGGTGGATGTCTCGCGGGTCAAGCGCGTTCTTCCTTTTTCTTTCGGGGCAGGTAGGCTCCGATCACTCCGTCTTTCCCATTGCGGAGCCGGATGGTCCTCCATTGCTTGAGGCTTCCCGGTTTGAGGCCAAACTCAAGTTCGACGTCTCGGGTGCGTAGGGACTTGCTCCCATTCTGGTAGGCCTCATTCGCGGCCTTCATCTTTGAGTGGAGGGCGTCTCGAACACCCGTCGATTTCTTCCTCCCCGGAGCCTTGAGCATTGACGCTGGCACCGGTTCGGCTGGGGTGATGGGCCTCTTCGCCAGAGCCTCTTGGGCTAGGCGCATTTCACGTTCGGTCATTGGCATAATTATTCGACTTCGGGTTGGGGTAATTCTCTGTTCTGCGAGGTAGTCCGCGCCACTACTCGCTTGTAGAGCGGCCACCATTTATCTGCGCAATTTCTCCCCCAAGTTAGCTCCCTCATAATTTCGCAAAGGTCATTCCAGTCTTGCGGGTAGAGCGTAATAACCGGCAGAGCAGAACCAGCCGGTGGGGCCGACCGCTGGGATTCGGGAGTTTCGTGGGTGTCGTGGTTCGCGGTCATTTTCCGGGTGTCGGTTGGTTTGGGGTTGGGGTAATTCTCTGTTCAGCGAAGAAATTGCCCTTTCGGCACGTCACCTTCGTAGATCGGGTTTTTTCCGTCGGGCGTTTCGCTGATCGTCCAGAAGGCGTGCTCACAGCAGCATTGATGGAGGTCGTAGCCGAGGATCACGTTGTTGCTGTCGATGAAGTTGACCTTTCCGGGGAAGGTCTTGGTGAGGTTCCAGATGTGCGTTTTCATAGTCGTTTGATTTTTGCTCTTGTTTCTCAGTGTTGGTTGGGCCTGCGTTCCCGTGGTGAATACCCGCTAACCAGCATCCTCATAGCTTGCGTCGTTGTGAGCGAGTCAAGCACGTAGATCACCCACTCCTCACTACCTGACCGCAGCAGTTCGCGGCGGTAGACCGCCTTCTTAGTTCTGTAAGAGACTGGCTCTGGGTAATGGTGCGGGTGGATCGGACGGTAGCTGTGGCGGGCCATCTCCCAGTAGGGGCGATCTGGATCAGGGTGCCGCTGCCCGTCGGCGAGGCCGCCGACGAAAAGGGCCGAGCGTGATGAGGTTGTTGGTTCCATACTCTGGATTCGTTTGGTAGTTCCGAACTGCAGCTCACCCCTCGACAGTAACCCATTCGTTGTGGGACCAGAAAGCGCGACCCTTCTCTGAGAAGTATTGGTAGATGGCGAAGCCCTTCTTGGTCTTCTCCGTGGGCTGGCCGTTCTCCCACACGAATCCGGTGATGGGCTCCGTGATGGTGGCGTGCTGCTCCTCTGGTTCCGGAACCGTGTGTCCGTGCTTCGGGCCGCCTTCGAGCTTGATTACGTTCTGCGTGTTGTTCATAGGATTCAGGATTCAGGATTCAGGATTCAGGATTCAGGGTTGGTTGCGCGTGAAGCGTGTCCATGTCTTGCCTCTTCTCTTCGAGCTTGGCAACTATTTTTTCCTCAATAGTTTTCGCAGCCACTAGAACTCGTTGGACGCAAGCGGTTTGTGCGCCAGCGCGGTGGACCCGCCCAAGGGCTTGGACGTATTCCTTGACGTTGAACGTGGGGCTGATGAACGCCATCCGAGGGTGTCCACCATGCACATCGTGCAGGGAGACCCCAACCCCACCGGCTGCGATGTTGCAGACGATGACGCGGTTCTCGTTGCTCTGGAACAGCTGCACGTCTCGCTCACGGTCGGCCGCGCTCTGGCCGCCGTAGACCATGGAGACGTTGCTGCCGAGGACGTCCTTCAGGGCGGTTACCGTGTTGGTGAAGTTCACGAACACGGCGGCGCTGTAGCCTTCGGCCACCGCGTCGGTGATCATCTCAACAAGATCTGGAACCTTCGCCGCCTCAGCCAGCTGGCGGGCCCGCAGGATCTGGGTCAGCACGTGGGGCTCCGGTGGGTTGGTGCCGTCCAGCGCACCTTCGATGATCTCAGCAGTAACACCGTGCTGCTCGTAGAACTTGGCGATGTCGGACAGGGCTCCGAAGGCCAGAGGCTCCGTGATGACCCGCGACTCCGTGAAGGCTCCCGGAAGATCGGCGGGGGTGAGCTTGACGGCACGGGTGCCATAGAGCTCCTTGTTGATCTCAGTGAGCCGGGCTCGGGGTCCCGGTTTCCAGTTCTTCCAAGGGTCTTGCTTACAGCCGAGGTGCATCATCCACCCGAACCAGCTGCGGGTATTCCCCACCGGTTTGTTCAGAGCGTGTAGGCCAAGAGCAAAACCAAGGGCGCGCATCTCGGTCGGGTCTTGGCAAGCGGTAGCGGAGAGCAACAGGGTCTTGTAGCCCTGCTGCACGGCGGCGATGAGCATCTGGGCGTTTTGGCTCCATGGTGATTTGCATTTGTGGCACTCGTCTACGATCAGGAGTGCATCCGCAGGCAGCTGCCAGCGGAACAGCTTCTTGCCCACCTTGGTGAGGTGGTCCCCGTTGCCACGTTTGATCTTCTCGTAGTTCGTCACAAACAGTGGGGTGAGGCCGACTTCGGCGAGCTCCCGCTCCCACTGAGGGATGACAATCTTCGGGCACAGGATCGCTACAGGGCACCCGAGTTCAAGGGCGGTCCTTGCAGCGATGACGGTTTTGCCAACACCTGTCATACTGCTATCGAGTGCGCTGCCATATTGGGTGAGCGCCTGCTTGAGTAGGTCGACTGATTTCCTTTGCTGGGGGTAGAGTGTCTTCATGATTCGGTCGGTCCCATTGAGTCGAGCGCCTCATTGGCGCGGACGATGTTTTCTGCGGTCTCGTCGTATCTGTTGCTGTAGTTGCAACGTGGCTCGTCCTTCCACCATGAGCGCTCGCCGAGCAGTTCGCAGGAGTCCTCGCGGCACGCTTTCAGCGCAGTCGCCAGCAGGTTGCGTTGCTCGACCATTTCGTTGTGTAACCCAATCAGATACTCAAGGGAGTCGCGGGTGCAGATGAACGCTGGGTCGCACTCGGCTACCTCAAGGATGCCGTGCCGGTCGCGGGTGATCTGGGGACTACGCATCGGTCCCTCCTTTCAGCTCGGTGAGGGCGGATTCCGCCCATTCGAGGCAATCGTCAACACATCCCTTAGCGTCGGCATCGGGGTGCAGCCTGACCGTCTCGTCAAGCGCCCGATTTTTGATGTCTCGCAGCACGGTCGCCAGCCGGTCCCGCTGCTTTCGCATGTCGCCAGCACATTTGGAGGCGAACTGGAACACCGCAAACCACTCGTCGATCTCCTCCCGCGCCTCGGCGAGTTCGCGCTTCAGCCGGTCAATCTCGGCGAGCAGTCCGGCTTCGCGCTCTCCGCTCATGCCGAGCAGTCGCGCTTGCTCCTCGCCTTCCTCTCGCGCCTCGGCGAGTTCGCGGGCAACCACCCGTAGTCGGGCGTTGAGGTCAGTGGCAACCTTGTGCAGCTCGCCGTGTTCCTCATACGCCTCGGCGAGTTCGCGTTCGAGTGTTCCGCAAGTCATGAGCGCCGTCCACGGAACCGGGGTGGATTTCAGGTATTCGGCTTTGAGTGCGTCCGTCCTTGGTGTCGGTCGGTCACTCATCGGTCCCTCCTTTCAGCGCGGCGAGGGCTGCGCGGCATCGGTTTTGCGCCCAAGGCAAAAACTCGCGTTCAAACTCACTAAACGTCAGCTCCCACGCTTGCGCGGTGACTTCGCTGATTCCTTGCAGTTCCCTCGCCAACCGGTCCCGCTGCTCCCGAGCCTCGGCGAGTCGCCGCCGAGCGTGCTCGGTTTCTGCCTGACGAGCGTTCGCCGAATTGATCGCCATGCTGATGGTTCCGAGTGCTTCGGCGAGTTCTCGTTCGAGTTCGCGAGCAAAGTCTGGGCGGACAACCATCCCCCGGTAGCGACCAAGACGGATCTGATATTCCGCCTTGTCCGTCCTTGGGGTCGGTCGCGGCCCGAACATCAGCCGGAATTTTTCCGCAGGCGTCGGCGCTACCGCGTCCAGCTCGCGAGCCATCGCGGCACGTTCCTCCTGGGTCGGCGGCGGTCCCTCTAAGTTGTTCGGGTCGCTCATGCGCCCTCCTTTCTGGCGGCGAGCATCGCGTCGGCCACCTCATAGGCGGAATCCGCCGCAAATTGAGGTGCCTCGTCTCCAGTCTGCTCCATTCCTTGTTTGATTGCAGTGGGGTGTGCGCAAATTCCAGTCAAAGCCGCTGCCGCGAAGTAGTCGCGGAGGGTCATGCCGCCGGTGTAGTTGTGTTGGCTGTCGTCTGGGAACGCCGGTCCTCCGTCGTCGATTTGTTCGTTCATGGCTTCTCTTGGTTCAGTCGGTTCAGATACCACGCGGCCTTGGCAAGGTCTTGGTCGCCGCCTTTGTTGCGCTCGCGCCAAACATATTTCAGACCGTTCCCCTTGCAATAGCCACGGAACTCCTCGGGGGTCAGCGCGGCACGGATGGCGTCGATGCACTCGATCCCGTCGCCTTGGTAGTGGGGCGGGCTGTTCACCATGTCGGGTTCCGGGATGGTCGTCGGCTCTTGTGGTTCGTCCTTCACAGCTTCGAGGTAGTGGAAGGTGGACACTCCCGTAGAAGTAAGGTCTGTTCGCGCTTGCATCACCCAGTCACTGTGGCGCATCTCGCAGTAGTAGGCATACCTTTTGAGTCTGGAGGCACCTATTCCACGATACTCCCAGCGGTCGTAGCCTTCGGGGACGGGTGGGAGCGGCGGGAGGAAGTCGGGCATTTCAATTTTGGTGTTCATAATTCAGGTGTCTTCGTTTTCAGGTTGAGGAGTCGCCGTCCGCGTCGCAGTGCGGAGGGGGCCAGCCGTGATGCTTGATGTTGCGGCTGCGGAGCCATCGGTTCCAACAGAGAAAAACTGTGCGGGTCAGTCTAGCAATGGTGTCGCAAACTAGTATGGCTAGGGTGGTTGCACCGACGAAGGGCCAGAAGCCGGACAGGGCGATTTCGAGGAGGTCTTTCATTCAATCCAAAGGTTGAGGGTTTTCAGGAAGGCTTCGGCTCGTTGGGTGGCGTTCAGGTGGAAGAGCGGCATCCCGAACTTTGCGGATTGTATCTTCAGTTCCGTTACGTAACGGGTCCAAGTTCCTGAGTTTTCTAGCAGTAGCTTCTCCGCTTCGTGCATCGCGTTGAGGTCGTTCAGGTAATCCGGTAGATCACCCCTCAAACCATCCAGCGGGTCCAGCCCAGTGCCGCCAAAGCGTGCAAATCCAATAT